TGGAGATTTATATATTGCTGATGATTTAAGATTCGATGAATTTACAGCAAGAAATGCAAATATAACAGAAGTTGCTACAGTAGGAACTTTAGGTGTAACAGGTCTTACTACAACAAAAAATTTATTAGTTACTGGGATATCGACATTTCAAAATAATGTAAATGTTAGTGGGGCTATGACAGTAACTAATGGAATTTATTATGATTTACCACATTACGATGGTCCAAATGGAGTGGCATATTTTAATGATATGGGAAGATTAATAGGGGCTTCTAGTACAGAACTTGATTTATTAGTAAGTAATTATATTTTTACAACAGATAGTGATGGAATTCCTGTCTGGTCTTCAATTATAGACGGAGGAGAATTTTAATGGCAAAACCAGCAAGTAGACAACAACTCATAGACTATTGTTTAAGGAGACTAGGTGCTCCGGTGCTAGAAATTAACATAGATGATGATCAGATTGATGACTTAGTTGATGATGCTCTTCAATACTTCCAAGAGAGACATTTTGATGGCGTTGAAAGAATGTTTTTGAAATATAAAATTACTCAAAATGATTTGGATAGAGGAAGAGCTAAAAACACTGATGGTGTAGGAATTGTTACTACTACAGCAACATCTACAAATATTAGTGGATATGGAGAAGTGACATCTTCTTTCTATGAAACTTCTAACTTTATTCAAGTTCCAGATTCTGTTATTGGTATAGAAAAAATATTTAAATTTGATACTAGTTCAATATCTGGTGGAATGTTTAGTATAAAGTATCAACTTTTTCTAAATGATTTATATTATTTTAACTCAGTTGAGCTATTGCAATATGCGATGGTTAAAACATATCTAGAGGATATTGATTTTCTCCTTACTCCAGATAAGCAAATAAGATATAACAAAAGACAAGATAGATTATATCTTGATATTGATTGGAGTGCAATTTCTTTAAATACTTATTTTGTAATTGATTGCTATAGGATTTTAGATCCAAATACATACACTAATGTATACAATGACAGTTTTCTCAAGCAATATTTGACATCTTTAATTAAAAGGCAATGGGGACAAAATCTCATCAAATTCCAAGGATTAAGCAGAGAATGACTACTGATTATGAATTACCACCATACGATTTCATAGGATAATTATGGCATTAAATCCGTTTTTTCTTCAAGGATCCAATAATGAGCAATTTTTGATTCAAGATTTAATCAATGAACAGTTGCGAATTTATGGAATTGAAGTGTATTATTTGCCAAGAAAATTTTTCAAAAGTGATAATATTATTAGAGAAGTTCAGTCATCAAAGTTTGATGACAGTTTTTTATTAGAAGCATATCTAAACAATTACGATGGATATGCTCCAGGTGTTGATATTATGTCAAAATTTGGAATAAATTTAAAAAATGAAATAAATTTAACAATCTCTAGAGAAAGATTTGAGGAATTTATTGTTCCATTTTTAGAAGGTTTGTCCCCAGGTGATGGTATAGTCAGAGACTATACATTTGGAAATTTAATTAGTAGACCAAAGGAAGGTGATTTAATTTATTTTCCATTAGGGCAAAGATTATTTGAAATAAAACATGTTGAGTTTGAGAGACCTTTTTATCAATTAGGGAAAAATTATATTTACGAATTAAGTTGTGAATTATATGAATATGAAAATGAACTCATAGATACTTCAGTGGAAGAAGTGGATAAAACAGTCGATAATGAGGGATATATTACCACGATCAATTTAGTTGGTCTTGCTATAACTGCTACTGCCACTGCCGGTATAAGTAGTGGGTATGTTAAAGAGATATTTTTAAATAATGATGGAAGTGGATATTCAAGTACACCTACTGTAACTATTTCTCCCCCAGAATCCGGCACTAGAGCTACTGCAGTTGCAATAACAACTAGTGTTTCTGGAGTGAAATCTATTGAAAAAATAGTTTTGATAAACGCCGGAAGTGGTTATCTGTCTCCACCAACCATATCAATAACTGGCGGTGGTGGAACAGGAGCTGCTGCTACTTGCTCTATAGGAGCAACAACTTTTGGAGTTTCTTCTATTACAATAAGTGATAGTGGTAGTGGTTACTCTACCATACCTCAAGTTATAATTTCTCCCCCAACTGGAGTAGGTGAAACTGCAACTGCTATAGCATTAATAGATACTGATTATAGAGTATCTGAAATTAGAATAGTTAATGCTGGTTATGGTTACACTGAGGCACCTACCATAGGATTTTCCACAGTTTCAACTACGGGAATTGGAACTTATCTATACAATGAACTTGTTATTGGTGATACTTCCGACACTCAAGCAAGGGTTAAAAAGTTTGTTAAGAGATTCGATATTAATGAAAACAATCCTCCAATAGAATTGCAAGTATCAATAAATACTGGAAAGTTTTATCCCGGTGAAGTTTTAGTTGGAACAATATCTTCATCAAGATATATAATACAATCATATGATACGAATAGTTACAATGATTCATATGATTCGAATGAAGAAATTCAAATAGCGGCAGATTCTATAATTGATTTTTCAGAATCTAATCCATTCGGAGATTACTAATGTTAGGCACCTACTTTTATCACGAAATTATAAGAAAGACAATTATTGCTTTTGGTACACTATTCAATAATATTTACATTAGGCATGAGAATAGTAGTGGAGATATTGTCGATGAAACAAAGGTGGGTATTGCCTATGGCCCTATGCAAAAATTCTTGGCAAAAATTGAGCAACAAGCACAATTGAATAAACCTATCGCCATAACAATGCCAAGAATGTCTTTTGAAATGACATCAATTCAATATGATTCTACAAGAAAAGCAGGAGTTACTCAGACATTTAAAGCATCTGATGGCACTAATTTGAAAAAAGTTTTTATGCCAGTACCTTATAATATTGGATTTCAATTAAGTATTTTTTCTAAGTTAAATGATGATGCTTTACAAATTATTGAGCAAATACTACCATATTTTCAACCATCATTTAATTTAACAATTGACTTAATAAGTTCTATTGGAGAAAAAAAAGATATTCCTATTGTATTAGACAGTATTTCATTCAAAGATGATTATGAGGGAGATTTTACTACTAGAAGAGCACTAATTTATACTCTCAATTTTACAGCAAAAACATATCTATTTGGTCCTATTGCAGAGACTACAGATGGACTTATTCGTAAAGTTCAAGTTGATTACTATAATTCAACTGATGTTGCGACTGCTAAGAGAGAAATGAGATATACAGTAACTCCAGATCCTATTGATGCTGATCCAGATGATGATTTTGGATTTAATGAATCTTGGGAAACTTTCAATGATTCTAAATCTTACAGTCCAACTCAACAAAGGGATATTTGATAAATTATGACAAATAATTATGAAAATTTAGATTCTGCCCTCAATATTGAAAGTAATATTGTTGAAGTGGAGAAAATAAAGGAAAATTTGAATATTCAACCACTAAAAAGTGAGGATATTCAAAAAGACTATGAATATACAAGAGCAAATTTATATTCACTGATTGAAAAAGGTCAAGAAGCAATCAATGGAATAATGGAACTTGCTGGTGAAGGTGGAAGTCCTAGAGCATATGAAGTTGCAGGGCAATTAATTAAAAGTGTCGGTGATGTGACAGATAAACTCATTGACTTGCAGAAAAAATTAAAGGATGTTGAGGATGATGCTGTTAAAACAACTAATAATGTAACCAACAATGCTGTTTTTGTTGGATCTACTTCAGAATTATCTAAGTTACTCAAGCAAGGTTTTCTAAATAATAAAGAATAGTTTTTTTTTTTCTAAAATGAGTTGGTCTGAGAAATATAAAAAATCTATTGATTGTGATAATCCGAAAGGATTTTCTCAGAAAGCACATTGTCAAGGTCGTAAAAAAAGATTGAAAGAGCAACTTAAACCATTTAAAACTGTTGAAGAAATTGCAAAGAAGCATCGTTTGGAAGTTTCTTTTATTGAAAAGCAATTAAAAATGGGAGAACCAATTGAACATGAACATACCAATAACCATGAACTTGCCAGAGAAATTGCTATTCAGCACCTGGACGAAATTCCAGATTATTATACTCGTTTGAAAAAAATGGAGGCAGATGCTAAAAAACATCATAAAAAGTTTAAGGATGTAAAAGAAGAATTAGATGGAAAAACTCCAAGAGATCCTAATTATTCTTTAAAAGATTGGTTTAAAGGGTGGGTTCAAACTGGTGGAAAATATGATGGTAAACCTTGTGCTCGTCAACCAGGGCAAACAACTAAACCATATTGTAGAGATGCTGATGTTCGTGCTTCTATGAGTAAAGATGAAAGGAACAAAAGAGCCTCTAAAAAACGTAGAGAAGATCCAAATCCAGATAGATCAGGAGCTGCAAAAATTGTGACACAAGAGGAATACATTCAAGAAAAAAAAGGTGAAAAAGATGCTTGTTATCATAAAGTAAAAAGTAGATACAAAATTTGGCCAAGTGCATACGCTTCTGGAGCACTAGTAAAGTGTCGTAAAGTTGGTGCAGACAGTTGGGGAACAAAATCAGAAGAGACTTCAATTGATGAAGGACAAAAATGTTGGCCTGGTTACAAAAAGAAAGGTACTAAAAAGATGTTTGGTAAGACATATAATAATTGTGTAAAAGCAAATGAAGAAGCAGAAATGGTTAGATATTGCCCAAAATGTAAAAAAGATGAAACTCGTGGTGAATGTAAATATGGCGCAAAATATTGGGAAATGTTTTCAATTCCTTCACAATTAACAACTAATCAATTAAAATATAATATTGCAACAGTTCATCCAGGTAACATGCCAGAGTCAAAAGATCATGAATACTCAATGGCACGTTCTGAACTTTCTACGATCATTAGTGCAGCAAAAAGATTAAGAAATAAAATGAAAAAGGGTGAGGGAAATATAGAAGCATGGGTTCAATCAAAGATTACTAAAGCAGCAGACTATATTGATTCCGCAGCAGATTATATTGATAGTGGAGAGATGAAGGAACAAGTTAAACCTGCAGACTATGAATCTTTTTCAAGAAGAGTTAATTCTGCAATGGCAACTAAAAACCCACAACTTAAAATTAAAGTTTTAAAATCTGCTTCAAAATTATATCCAAAATCTAAAGATCTTCCCTTAGCAGATTCTTATGAATATTCAAACTGGAGAGCAGATTTTGGATTGTCTGAAGATTGGCAAAAAGTTAATCGCCAAGATAAAACTGATGGGTTAAGTCAAAAAGCAGTTAATGCTTATCGGCGTGAGAATCCTGGTTCAAAATTACAAACTGCAGTAACTGAAAAGAAACCAAAAGGTAAAAGAGCAAAACGTCGTGCTTCATTCTGCCGTCGTATGTCTGGAATGAAATCAAAACTG